AGAAGGGGAGCGTGGCAACAAGCACATACCAATGCCACAGGTTCTTGTAGCAGAAGCCACAAGCAGTCTTTACTGGGCAAGCATTTGTCTTGGTGTCAGCCATGATATACTCCTTTCTAGAATCAATCCGTCCGTGATTGCGGTACTCCATCCTTGCTGAAGGTAAGAACACACTTCTTGTGTGTGACATGACCTCTGCTGTCCATGATGTAGTAGTTTGATTTCTGTCGGTCTTCATCTGATCCAAGTCTATAGTTGATCTGATCCACCTTGTAAGTAATCGTTGGTGGTTCAGGTAGTTTACCAGTTGCAATCATTCGGTCAATGCTCAAAATGAAAAGTTCTGATACCGATTCTGCCCGACCTTTCAAAATGTCTTGTATGACATCTGCACCAATTCGCTTGGCAGTTTCAAGATCATGGTCTAGTGGAATGTCGATATGCAGTCTGTACATTTCATCTCCTAAAGCGGGTGAAGGGATTTGAACCCTCAACATTTGGCATGGAAGGCCAACACTCTACCGTTGAGTTACACCCGCGAATGGACCGAAGGGGGATCGAACCCCTAACCTCTGCCTTGCAAAGGCAGCGTTCTCCCAGTTGAACTATCGGCCCAGGCGCACCTGGCAGGACTCGAACCTGCGACTTGTTGCTTAGAAGGCAACTACTCTATCCAACTGAGTTACAGGTGCTTTCATGCAACAAGTATAACACTCAGAGAGAGAGTTTCAAGCCTGCTTCGTTAGAAGTTGTAAGATTTCTTTCGGGCACCACTAGTTTGCTGCCAAAGATGCTGTTGTACTGATTCCACAGATCATCAAGTGGAGTACCTTCGTACAGAACTTCTGTAGTGGCAATAGAAATGCCGGCATCTTGTGCTTCTTTGGTTACAAACGCCCACGGTGCAATACCGATTTGATTTGAGGCAGTTGGTACTAGAATACATGGCTTCTTCAGCAGAATATGTGAAGACCCATTATGAACCACGGTTGCAATAAGTTCTTCGCCTGTTCTTAGTTTCACGATGCGTACATTGCTCATTTCGATTTCTTCACTTTCTTCGTTGTTAGTTTCTTTGTCTTTGGCTTGTTACCAAAGATTGCATCCCAATTCTCTGACCATTTCTTTTGATCTACTGGGCGATAGGTGTCACCCTTGCCCGCTCCGTGCTTCCCCGCCATCATTTACCTCCTGATTCACTAGGGTTGCTGCCACTTCCTGTTTCCTTATCTGTACCAGTTCTTTTGCCTTGGTATAGAGGGCATCGTGGACATGATCCTTTGCCGCAGCAAAATCGCTTTGATGAATGCTGTGAATTGCCGCCTGTAATGGGTTCTGTTCGCTCATGGTTCACTCCATTTCCTCGTAAATAACATTCCATTTGGGTTCAACACCCTTTGGAGCGTAGGCGTGTTGGAAGAATCCCCACACCTCTTTCTCTTCCATGCGGAATAAGAACTTCTTGCCGCGGTCGCTGCCCTTGAGTAACGAAGAAAAGAAGTCTTTCATGGCTTCTTGAGCCAGCACGATATTCTCTTTGCCTGAGCCAAACTTGAAACTGGAAAGAGTTTTGCCGATGCCCGCTGCTTCGTTAGTTCCCACAAGTGAGAACTCCTTGGCATCCTTGAAGATAATGCTATGTTGATTGTACTTCTTACCCAAGTCCACGATCTGCTTGCGAGAGATGCTTGGAATGAACAGGCTAAGTTCTGTAACGAAGCCTTGATCTCCCTTGTATCCTCCACGCATCTCAATAAAGCCAAGTCCCATCTCGCGTACTGCTGCTTTCATCTCAGCGTGTAAACGCTTGTTTTCTTCGCCAGAGTTGTCTGCACGGAACGCGCTTACCACGCCAAATGAGCGACCTGGCTCTTCAATGTGCTGATAGATGCGAGAGATGCTGCTTTCAGCAATAACAGTCTTGTGGGATTTCATTGTGGGCGTTTCCTTTTTGCTAAGCCTCGTTTGCGATCTTGATACTCACGCTCTTCCATGAAGATTTTCTGTGCCGCTTCGTCATACTCCATCCATGTGTGTAACAGGCGATCATAGCAATCATCTTTGCTTAGTTTACCCTGTTCCACCAAGTTGTAAAGTAGTGTTGTCCTCATTAGATACTCTTTTAGATTCGCGTATAACAACTCACGCTCAAAGGGGTCGAGATTTGCGTCTGCATCTGCCATAATGCCCCCTTTCTGTTTGGTTTGTAATCACACACGGTATTTAGGTTATCCCAATACTTCCTGCTTGCGCTGCTCGGTTAACAAGCCAATAGACACCAAATAATCCATACCTGCAATGGTCATCGGGTTGGTGGTATCAATTTCATGTGCTGCGGTGGCCAGTTCGTGAAAGTCTGCAACGCTGGCGTCAGTTATGGCAGCAGCACGGAATGACGCTCGTTCCGCTGCCGTGAACCGCAGCAGGAATTGATAGGCGGTGTATATCTTTGGTACAGTTGAAAGCCCTGAAAATCTCGGTGTTGACTCGCTAGAATATACCTGTCCAATTTCACACAGTTCCGTGTCTCCAAGTACAACACCATATGATCCATCCTCGCAAGGAAAGTCGGGCGTATCAACAACTATTACATTTTCTACTCTATTTGTGTCTGATTTAATTACTGCGTATCTCATGTGGCTTCCTTTCACCATACCCAAAAACAAGCATATCCGTTTCCACCCGCTCCTCCGGCGCCAGAAGAAGATACACCGTTCAGGCATCCTCCTCCACCACCTCCACCGCTGCCTCGATGTCCTCTTCCCCCAGTTCCTCCTGATGTGGTTCCTCCGCCTCCACCCGCACCACCGTATCCAGGACCAATACCGTTTGCCCATCCCATTACAGAATCTATTGCAGTATACGCATTTGCGCCGGGCGCGCCTGTGTTAGCACCACCAATTAAGGCACCTGCGGTAGAGGCGTTTCCGCCAGCATATCTGAATGAGGCAAACAGCGCACTTGGAGTAGAAGCAAATTGTATGTTTCCGCCTTGAGTTGCAATCGAACCTGTAGTAACCCCACCTCCGCCTGCGCCACCATTATATCCCCAATGCTGCACGGTAACTGCTCCACCCTGTGTGGTTGAGGCGCCTGCACCACCAGTACCAACTTGTGCTGCCATTGCGCTTGTTCCTCCATATGGAGTCATGTTTGCAGCGCCGCCGCCTGCGAGGCCTGATGCTGTGGTTCCGCCGGAACCTGCACTACCACCACCAGCAATTGCCCAAGTGTAATTGGTCACATAGTTTATTCGCAACGAAGTTGCCCCGCCGGAACCTCCGGCACCACCGTTAGTATTGTCCGAAGCAGCAGCGGCGCCGGCCGTTCCTCCTGCACCTAGAGTCACAAGGATTGTTGTTCCTGCGTTTAACTCCCACAGGGGCAATTCAACGATACCGTAAACCTTTCCGCCACCACCGCCACCACCTCCACCAAATGCGGCGGTGCCTGCTGCGCTTCTTCTGCCGCCACCACCACCACCACCGCCGCCAATAAGAAGCACAGCCATGAAGCGCGCTCCCTTTGGAATGGTATATGATCCGCTGACATCAAACTCCTTTATGTCGATTATGTCTGGCGTGGAGTTTGGAAAACCATAGAAACCAAGATTCATAGACGACCGCTCTCCACAATCACATTGAATGTTTCTGCATTGTTAGTGGAAGCACGAAGCAATGCGTTGCCTCCGCCTGGCAGGATGAGTCCCACAAGTTCAGGCATCTCCTGTCTCCATGATAAAACTGTGGTGCTTGGAGTAACAGCACCAACAAGCCTTTCCAGTATCATTCGATTTGTTGTACCGTTGTCAAGAGAGATGTAGAATCGAATCACACCTGCTGTAGTTGATCCTGCTGCCTGCACGGTCACTCGGTTGATGCGTTGACCAACTCCCGCTGCTGCCGATGCCGATGGACCTGTAGAAACTGTTACAAGTGTTCCTGAGCCATCTCGGTTGGTGTTTGCTGTCGTTAACTGACTGTATTCCAGTATGGGTTGTGCTGTGAATTGTGCTGTGGTTGCCATTATATGATTCCTTGTGAAAAGAGACTTAAGATTCCACCAACAGCACCTGTAGAGATGCCATCGGTTACACCTACGGTTACAGTTGTTCCGCTCACCGATGTTGTGGTTTCGTCTGCGGTGCCTGAGATTGTGATGGTTCCGCTTGTAGTGATCGCCGTGCCGCTGCCAGAGTCTGCGGCCGGCGTAATGCTTGTAACGGTGCCGCTGCCTCCACCTCCGCCGGCGGTTGTCCACGATAGCGTGCCGCTGCCGTTGGTGCTGAGAACTTGTCCGCTCGTGCCGTCGGCAGATGGAAGCGTCCAAATCTTGTTTGCTGCAATGATGCTTGGTGCTTTGAATCCCACATAATTAGAACCATTTGCCGCTGCTTCGTAAAAGCGAAGTTCAGCATTACCAATTCCACCTAGCAAATCGGGAACAAGATAAAATCCACCCATTGCATTAACTGAGCCAATAGTGTTTGCACCTGCATCGGGTTCCAAGTACAAATCACCATACACGGTAGTTGAATATGTAAGTTCGCTGACCTTTACGCCTATCCCCGTGTTGTTCTGAAGAATTGCATCTCCTAGCGCAACATCCCCACCTGACGCTTGGATCAATGAGAGAGTTCTTGAATCATTTCCATCAGCAGATACAACTCTATTGAGTCCCGAAGTATAGAGAGTAATAGAACCAAAATTACCACTACCGACGCAGGCCAGTCCTACTGACGGATCGAAGGTTAGCGAAGAGTTTCCTGTGAGTACTCCGGCCGTATCCGCTAACTGAACCCTAAGAGCGTTGCTCGCGGCAGAAGACGAATCTGCACGGCGGGTGAGTTCGATGTAACTGGTTCCTGCTGCATCACCACAATACAACCGCTTGTCAGTTAGGTTGACAGCGAGTTCGCCCGCAGCAAGCGCCGAGGCGCTCGGGGTCGAACCTCCCGTTACCGATCTGTTAATTCTAATCACGCTATCTTTCGGCATGGTGTCTCCGTGTCACCTATTTAGCATCGAAGCGCGTGGTCTTGGTTTCCCACCAAAAGTGAACCATGTCTGTGTCTCCGTTGAACCATAGCGGACAAATATCTGGCTTAAATCGTGAGTTCAGATCGGAAGCCAAGCAGCAAAAACACAAATGACTACGAGCGAACCCGTAGTCAAGTAGTATGCGTTCCACATTGGCAAAGTTTCTACCGCTCAGGCATCCTGAGTCCACTACAATCAACCGCTCGTAAGGATCAAGTTGATCGGGATGAATGCGTACAGAAAACTCGCCAGCGTATGGGATGTTTACTGGTTCGATATCAAGTGGGCCATCTGCCAGACTCAGTTTGTGTGCCATGAGTTGTGCCAGTAGACCTGAGTATTCATAACTGAGTTGCAGAATGGCACAGCGTTCTGTGCTGAAAGCGGAGCGTATGTCATCGCATACTTTGTCCACCAAGCGCAGTTCCCAATCGCGGTCGATCAAGAGGTTGCGTTTTCCCATCAAGAGCCATCTGCGGGAATCGAACCCGCGATCTGTCGCTTACAAGGCGACTGCATTACCACTCTGCTAAGATGGCTTAGAAGACACCACGAAGAGTTTCCCGTCCGTGGTGCCCGTGCAGTTCTGTTGCTAGGTGTCTGCACACCCCTGCTGCTCAGGCAGCCAAACGCATTGTGTTGCCGTTTGTGTTTGTCACAGTTAGTTTAACGAGCCTCTGTAACCAAGCCCGAATGCCTCCGCTTTCACTAATGGCAACGAATCGAATCCGTTTCGGCCCCGTGAGTTTGGGAATGGAGCCGAGGGGAGTCGAACCCCTGTGTTCGCTGCGGTCGATCCAGTATCAACAGCATTACCGATATGTAGTCGGAGAGACAGGATTTGAACCTGCGACCCTCTGCTCCCAAAGCAGATGCGCTACCAAACTGCGCTACTCTCCGTGAATAGG